GGTAAAAGCATTACTGCTTCCATCAAAATTAAAGTAACCTGTAAAGTTATCAGCCCAGATATCTCCTAAAAAGGAGTTAGTGTCTCCTATTTGATTTACGTCTAGTGTCATAGAAGCACCGTCTAAATCAAAAGGTGTTAATGACCCTGCGGAAGATAACAGCCCTCCAATAATGTTGGCTGAACCAAGCTGTTCTAAATCTAGATTGGCTGTAGCCCCACTCTGCTGTACGTATATCTCGTTGTCTGCGGCATATGTCAGTGTTGACAAAATGCTTAGTGCAGTTATTATTATTATTTTATTCATATTCCCAATAGCCTCTCTCTATTCCTATATGTATTATATTTAAAACCCCCGACTCTATTGCCTTTTGCAAAGCTATAGAGATACTCTCATTCTCAGCCACACCACCTTCTATTTCCACTAGTTGAGTACCAGTCTCAATAAAACGAAATATGTCCTGCGAAATACTTGTGGATAGAATACTTTTAGATACTAATGTTTCTGTAAGCACCTCACCTGTAGACACTGAAACTAATCTTAATGATATAGTAACAGTATCTTCTCTGTAAGATTTACTATTCCCGATGCCTAAGTATCGTGCACCTATGCCTCCAGATTTTAGATTAGCTTCATAGCTAACTACTCCACCCTGAACTAATAGCCCTGCAAAAAGCAAAGGCTTCATCTTGTTTTCTTCTTCAAACTCTTTTCGAGTTGACCTAATAAGTTGACGTTCTTTTGTCAGGTCATCTAGACCTACTCTTTCTACGACCCTAAAAAAATTACCGTTGGACGTATGCTTAAAAGCCCTGATTAAAAATGCTTCAGGGGCTTGAGTAACGGCTGTGCTAAAGAGAGCAAACGTGCTGTTGCTTCTTCGTTGACCTGTCATATCCCTAAAACTATTAGGGTATATAGCTATGGTTGGTTTGTTCTTAGCCGCAGGTAGGTTCTTTAGTTCTTCTGATTGTAAGTCTAGTGTTGATGTCGGTTGTATTTTCTTTGTTAAAAATAAATCGTCATTAGCATTAAAGACCGCACAACTAGAAAGTAAAAGTACCGATAGGCAAAGTAATAGTCGTAGTTTCTCCATTTGAGTCCGTGATAGTTAGAGTTATATATACACAATCACTACTATATGTAATGGTATTACCTTCTAGTTCTATAGTTCCTTCTGAGCTAGGGTTCTCTCCAAATAAGTTTTCCACTAGTTGTCTTGAAAGCTGTGCATAAATTCTAGATTCTAGGTTTCTTACAAACCTAGCAAGTGTTGTGTTTTCTTTGTCTCTTTCAATCTCATCTTGCAAAGCTTTGAGTTCTGCTTTGAGTGATAATTTTCTTGAGTGCTCTTGATTTTCAATCGTGAGGTAATGTGAGCTTGTATTGTTACCATTAAAGCTAGGGCTTTTAAATTTAAATACTTGCTCATCTGCTAAACTGTGTACTGAATAAAAGACTACAACCATACACCAAAAAAATACACAGATTGTGCAGTTTCGCATTGATTTGTAACTTCTAAACGTGGGTTTTAATTTCATTATTACTATGTCCATCCTTTTAAAATATTAGTCATTATTAACATAGCACAAGCAAGATTAATTAAAAGAATAATAGTTCGTATAATTGTAATTTGATTTTCTACAGGTGCTGTATCTTCATCGTTAAATGAACCTAATGAATACTTCCACACTTTCCATAATTTTAACATTACTAATCTTTCCTTTGGTCTTCTCTATCTGCTTTTGCTATTTTGTCTGTATCAATTAAATTAGGTACTCCTAATAAAGTTTTAAGAAGCACGTCTTGTCGTATAGATTGATTATCTAAAGCCCTTACCCTATCGATTAGTGATACGATAATACCATACTGGCTGTCGAGTTTTGTAGATACCCTCTCTTCCATAGTATCTAAACTTGTCTGAACCTTTTCATCTAGTGTATCTAGTTTAGTTTCCATGCCGTCAATAATTCTGTTGATAAGTTTAGACACGAACCAACCTAGACCCATTGCGGCGGCAATAGGAAACCCGACTTCTGTTATAAAGGATACAGCTTCAGTCACTATTTATCAGGAGTATGTGATGCACCAAAATAAAAACTAATCACAGCACTTGCTAAACCACCAAGGTAGCCGAGCACTAAGTTAATAAGAGCTTCAGAGTTTTGCTCTGGTGGTTGTAGGGTAACGAGAAATATATATCCCATGAATCCTCCAACAACTGTTACGCCTATTATTCTTGCTGTCCAATCCTTTGAAAACTTTCCACGAGCATCCTGCTTATCTTGAGTTTCTAGTTCAAATACGTCTACGTCCAGTTCCTTCATTTGGATTTCAAAAGCATTCTCTGCTTTTTTAAGCTCTAGCATTTGTTCAGGTGTTGCTTCTGCTACAGCCTTCTCTATTGCTTTAGGTGTGTTAGGACATCCAAGTACATCAGCTATCATGTTAGCCGCCATACCACCCATAGGACCGCCTAGAGCAGTACCTAATGTAGGAGCTACTGCACCTATTATATTCTTTAATAAATTCTTCATTCAGATACTCCTATTACCATCATTTGTAGTTCTCTACTACGTCCACCTACTTGATTAAACCAACGACTGTCTTCCATTTCAACAGCCATCTGTTTCCAGTCACCTTCTTTACAAGCCTTTAACATATTCTTAAACTTAGAAAGTCTTGTACCACCTAAGTTAAAACACATGTTGACTAGTACATGTTGGATAGTTTCTGGCAATCTATTAAAAGAAGGTACAGTACCATAGATATGCATTGCTTCTCTATAATGTTTATCAAAGTCATCTGTGTAATATAGGTCAACTACTTCTTGTGTTACAGGCGTACCTACTTCCCACGTATACTCAGGGTCTTGTGGTTGACATAGGTGTCCAACACCTAAAGTTTTATAGCCTAAACTATCTTCATATATTTCAAGCACTTCTCCTTCATGTCTTTTAATATCTGCCTTACAATTTTTTATATTCATAATCCTAGTCCTTTCATTTGAGATTTTAACTCTCTATCTTCCAAATCTTGTACGGCTTCTGAGGATGCGTTAAACGGTAACCCTGTCTGCCTGTTAATCATTTCGTCAGGTTCTTCCTTGACGTTAGGTACGTTCATAACTAATCCACCTCTTGCGTATTGTTTTGCTTTGTACTTTTTAGTTTTAGTAGTCTTACCACGTGCCGCACTTCTCATTTCTTTTCTTATGTCAGCAGGTATTAAACCATATCCTGGCACGTTAGTAACTAATATTTCTGGTATGTTCTTTCTATATAGTATACCATCAATAAAGTCTTGTGGCAATGGTCCTGCAAAAGTTTTAGCTATAGATGTTAAAGTTCCTGCATTTCTGTCGTATTCATTATCATACTTTGCGGCATAATCAAAAGGACCAATACCACCCCATCTACGCACAGCCTCAAATATTAGTGTACCACCATCTTTATCTCTACCTGTTTCGTAGTCTTTTAAGTTTGCACCTTGACTTCTAATTGTATTACCTATATGAGCTACTCCACTCATTAATAATACAGTAGGTATTACTTTAGGGAGAGACTGAGCAGGACTGTTAACAGCTTCGTTTGCAAATCTTTTAAGTATAGTATTGTTAAATACTGTAGGATATCCTGCAAACTGTACTAGTAATTGTGCTGAAGGTGTAGAAAACCACAATGGTCTGTTAGCTTCCGCAGTACTGGGGTTAAGAATAATTTCCTTAACAAATCTGTTAGCTCCTGAAGTTAATTTTTCTGTATAAAAAGGTTGTGTTCTAGCAAATTCATTATCAAAAACCCCTTTCTTTAAAGAACTATTATACCATTTAACAGCTTCCTTTGCATCAATACCTAAGTCACCTAACTGCTTGGTAAGATATTCTTTATTACCCTTACCTGTAGCAAGTTTTTCAGCATTCTGCCTAATTAATCTTTTACCAGTAGTAAACGATGCAAGCTGTACTGCCTTTGTCCATTGAGTTAGTAAATTAACTTTAAAGAATCCTTGCTGTAATGTTTTTGCAACACTACCATGCATTCCTTCTCCTGCTAATCCTTCTATTCTTTCTTGCACTGCTTGCTCTAAAGCTAGTCCAGTTTGGTAAAGTTCACCCCAAGCTTCATCATCTATATCTTTTATACCCTTAACTCTTTTACGTAAGACTCCACGTTGAAAACCTTTAATACTTCTATCAACAATACTTGAACCTTCTTTTGCAAGAGCACCTGCAATGTCAGCAAGAACCTGTGGGGCATCTGCTTTGTTTGCTCTGCTTAAAAGTAAGAAAGGTTCTGTTACACTTGACAATGTAGCAAAAGGTAAATGAGCCATTTGCTGGGTAAGTTTACCCCAATCTGCCGCATTTCTAGCCCACGCATTTTTCTTAAGTGTAGACTGTGCATCAGTTTCAATACCTGTAACACGCCTGTGCATATTCCTTAACCTATCAGCAACATTTTCAGCTTCTGTTTTGGTCATGCCACTATCTGTTAATTCTTTTATAATAGGTTGTATTTGAT